ACAACGTGGCTCAATGCAGACACGGAAGAGAAATTACAGTACGAAAGCGATACTGATACTTATTACTTTTACGACCAAAATGGCGAACTCACAGCATCTTGGGAAACCAAAAATAACGATGACATCATTAAGCTATGCGCAAGCGGTGTTGAAATAATATACCTTGCTGGATATGACTACATTGATAACCCTAAATTCGTTCACTTTATTCTAACACAATATGAAACCAATAACCGATAAACAATATCACAAGGCATTATTAATATGCCAGCAGTACAAAGCACAACAGCACGTAACACCACTCAAATCATTCATTGAATACAACAAGCACAGGATGAGCAGACGATTAATCAATATACTTTACAAGGCCGTTGAAATCGGACACGAAACAGTTGAAGAATTAACCGAGCGTGAACTGATGCGCATTAATATGTGCGGAGTTAAGACTATTGATGAATTTAATAACTTAATAAACCCATGAAAGAAATCATAATCAAATTCAACAGCGATAATGAAATCATCGAGTTAAGTGATGATGCCGAGTCATTACCGTGGGCGTTATTAGATGCGATATGCGAGCATTTCGATTACAAGGACATCAATATCACCTACGAAGCGGTTGAAAAGCATTACAGCAACCCAAATGGCGAGGAATGGATAGAGCATGAGTATAAACATACATCGGAACAATTCGATGCGTTACCCGAAGCATTACTAACTGAAATACTAATCAATTTAAACAATTAAAACAATGAACACAATCACAGGTACAATTAGAGAACTTTACAACACGCAACAAGTTAGCGACAATTTCGCAAAGCGTGAGATGGTCATCACCGTGGCCGACAAGTACCCACAACACATTACGGTGCAATTCACACAGGACAGATGCCCAATGCTTGACAAGTACATGGTGGGCGATAACGTGACCGTGTGCTACAACCTACGTGGTAAGCAATACCAAGGCAAGGATGGCAGCGTTAAGTATTTCAACTCCATTGAGGGTTGGAAGATAGACAGGACAGAGAATGTGCCGTTGAGTGATAAAGGATTAAGCGATGATAATTTATTTTAATAACTAAAAACAAAACCTATGGAAACAAAAACGCATTTTAAAAAACTAAAAAATCCCAACTATATTGGCAGTTGGGATTTAATCAACCCAGATGGCAGCTACAATGATAAAGTAGTTACCATTGCAGGCGTAAAGAAAGAAATGGTACACGATGGCAAGGGCGGACAATCCGAGTGCATGACCGTGGCATTTGCCGAGTGCAAGCCGATGGTATGCAATTCAACCAACGCAAAGCAGATAGCTAAACTTACAGGCACTCCATTCATTGAGGAATGGGCAGGCAAGCAAATCATCTTAACCGTTCAAAAAGTTAAAGCATTTGGTGAACAACACGATGCTATTCGAGTGTCAAACAAGCCAGTTGTTAAACCGACATTGGAATTGAACACACCAACATTCGATAAAGCGCGTAAGGCAATTGAAACGAAATCGGCAACGGTTGAACAAATCAAGAAAAAATACATTTTATCAGCGGAAGTGGAGGCCGCTTTATTAAGCAATGGATAAACTATTTAAAATTAGATGCTCCCAAATTGGAAAAATTATGGGCAACGGCAAGGGCGGTAATTTACCGGTAACTTGCCAAACTTATCTCAAAGAATGGTATGCCAATGACCGTGAGGAAATACGCAGCAAGTACTTTGACAAGGGCAACATGGTCGAAAACGAACTAATTGAAATGGCAGCCGATAAACTTGGCTTCGGGATGGCAGAGAAAAACATTGTGAGCATGCACGATGAATACTTCCAAGGTACATGCGATATTGATTTACATGATACTATTATCGATGTCAAAGCACCGTGGGATATGAAGTCATTACATGATAGCATCACTTCGCCAATCAGCAAGGACTATGAATTGCAAGGGCGCGGTTACATGCGACTATACAACAAGCCGAATTTCATATTGTTTTACGGACTTGTTACCACTCCAGAAGAAGCTAACTATGGCACTGAAATCAGTTACGATGATATACCCGATGATTTGCGATGGGGTGCATTCCACATCAAGCGCGATGTTACCATTGAAGAAGAAATCATTGCCAGGGTGATTGAGTGCCGGAAGTGGTTGGAAGAATATCATGAGTTGGTTACATCACGTGTTGGTAAATTAATAACACATTAAAAACAGAAGCCCGCAGTAACATAAAACGCTGCGGGCTTTATTATGTCTAATCTTATACAGTTATACACATTGACCCCCTTATTTATATACATATTTAATTTGAGCGTTTTTTTACTTTTTGAAATATTTTTTATAAAAATTGGTTTACAACCTGTATAAGTGTATAAACTCAATCAGCAGTAAGTAAAGAATGATGTTATAAAATTTTTTTACGTGTTAAAAGTGTTATATTTTTTTTATTCAAAATAATAATTTATATTTGCCCAAGAAAATTAAAAGAATGATGCAGATTCTTATTCATAATATTGGCCTGATTGCCAAACAAAGCCCGTGTGTTATTGGCTGCATCCCAGTAGCATCGGGCTTCTTTATTATATTATGACAGTTACAATTTATAAGAACTTAAAAGAGATTACTAACGGTTTTCACCGCGATGTAAACTATGTATTTGACCGAATAAAGAACGGTAAATCAAAGGTATTGGTTGAACAGATACGTGCCGAAAATGATGAGCAAAGGCAGCAGGAACTAAAAAAACAACTTCCTGCAATAAACTTTCAAGGCATATTCAAGGAGCGAAACGATAAAGGCATAAAGCAGTTTAGTGGATTGATGCCCCTTGACTTTGATAAGTTTAAGGATAAATCCGAAATGGATGCCTTTATGGAGTCATTAAAAGACAATGAGTATGTGTTTGCAATGTTTATATCACCAAGGGGCAATGGCTTTAAATTGATAGTGAAAATACCTGTTGATGGTGCTGCTAACTACAAGGGTTATTTTGATGCTCTTAAAAATTACTTTAATTCCGAATACTTTGATGTTTCAAGCAGCAATATAAGCAGGTTATGTTATGAAAGCTACGACCCAAACATTTACATCAATCAATCAGCATTAATTTTTGCCGAGGTTGAGGAACCAGAATACTCCGACATCGGAACGCAAACACCTTTGTTTGCAATTCAATCGGATAACCGTATCATTCAAAACCTGCTTACATGGTGGCGAAAGAAATACGGAATGAGCAAAGGAAGCCGTAACGAAAACTTGTTTAAGTTGGCAATGGCTTTAAATTCCTTTGGCATCAGCAAAAGCGAAGCAATGAATGTGTTATCGGAGTTTCAAGAAAAGGACTTTACCATATCCGAAATTGAAACATTGTGCAAGTCGGCATACAAAAGAGTTGAAGCACATGGCACACGTTTTTTTGAAGACAATGCAATTAAGTTTAAAGTTGAAAAGCAAGTAAGGCAAGGTAAGGCAGCAAAAGAAATTATAAAAATGTTCCCAGATGTTGCACCAAACATCATTGAGTCGGCATCGGAATACATCCGTGAAACAATAGACATTGAAGATTATTGGACTTTTGATGAAAAGGGTAAATTTAAGTTAAGCCCACATAAGTATAAGTTTTGGCTCGAGAATAACAACTTTTCTAAATTCTTCCCAACGGAAAGCAAAACATTTACTTTTATACAAATTGACCAAAACAAGGTAGAAGAAACAAACGAAAAGCGCATCAAAGATTTTGTTTTAAAATGCCTAATTGAGCGAAAAGATATAGGGTACATGCCTTATGACTCAATGGCATCATCAACAAAAGCGTTTAGTGTTGATTTTCTTTCTTTGCTTGACAGTGCCGACATCAAAATCAAAGAAGATACACAGGATGAGATTTTTATCTATTATCGAAACTGCATTGTAAGGATAACCAAAGATACATTTGAAACAATTGATTACTTGGATGTTGATGGTTACGTTTGGAAGAACCAAATTATTGACCGTGATTTTAAATTAACTGACCATCACAAAAGTGAATACAGAAGTTTTGTTTGGTACATATCCGGGGAAGATAGGCAAAAGTATAACACCTTTAAATCAGTTATCGGTTATCTTATGCACTCCTTTAAGACATCGGCAAACAACAAAGCCGTAATACTTAATGATAGTGTGATTAGTGAAAATCCCAACGGTGGAAGCGGTAAAGGTTTGTTTTGTAATGCGCTTTCACATTTAAAGAAAGTGAGCAGTATTGATGGAAAAACATTTGATTTTAACAAGTCATTCCCCTATCAAACGGTAAGCACCGATTGTCAACTATTAGTTTTTGATGATGTTAAAAAGAACTTTGATTTTGAGCGTTTATTTTCATTGATTACCGAGGGAATAACCATTGAGTACAAAGGGCAAGATGCGATTAAACTTCCTGTGCAGAAAAGCCCGAAAATAATAATTACTACTAACTATACCGTTGGCGGTGTCGGTGGCTCATTCGAGCGCAGGAAGTTTGAAATTGAATTGAGCAGTTACTTTAATTCTCAAAACACACCATTGATGAAGTTTGGAAAGCTACTTTTTGATGAATGGAACGATGAAGAATGGAGCAGGTTTGATAATTACATGATACAATGTGCGCAATACTACTTGAATAATGGATTGGTAAAGGCCGATTTTGACAATATTGAAACACGTAAATTTATTAAAAATACTTCCTTTGAGTTTTACGAATGGACAAAAACGCATGAAGCGTTTGGCTTTAATCAAAGACTTGCAAAGCGTGAAAAGTACAATGAATTATTAGAGGAATATCCAGATTTAAAGAAGTGGTTAAGCCAAAAGAAATTCAAACAATGGTTGGAAGAATACTGCAGATTTTATGGCCATGAGTATAAAGAGGGTAACCATCCCGGCATAGGTAGATATTTTGAAGTATTCAATGAAAAACAAATGTGGAAAGATGCTAACGAAGATTATTTTTAAACCAATGAAAAACAAACTAACAATTATTATCGGCCCTAAAAACAGCGGCAAAACTTTAAAGGCAAAAGAAATAGCACTAAATTACAATAGTGATGAAGTTGTATGGACATTGCAACCGCTTCAATATGTAAGCAAGATGCTAAACTATTGGGATGCTATAATTAAACCAAAAACTAAATTGGTTGTTATTGATGATATTGATGATGAAATATTTTTATACTCAATGATGTCGTTATTTAAGTATAAAAAACTAACAAAGGTCAAAACAGATATTGTACTTGTTTGTGATAGAAATATTACTGAAATGAAATGGGTAAAAATAAAGATACTCCACAACATTGATTGCGAATTTATAATACTGCCATAATGACCATCCTCACCATCCCAGAATTCGAGCAATTAAACCACGAAGCCAAGCGGTCCAAGTATTCTGCTCATAGCTTTCAATACTTGCCAATTGAGAGGTATAACTTAACCAAGAAGAAAATCGTTAAGGTTCGCAAAACTGAACTAAAAACAAACCATTTGGATTTACCTGTGAGTGAAATCCTGCAACATAAAGTTACCAAGGATGCTTTCAACACCAACCGATTTACCGACCTTATTATCGACTACTT